AAGCGAAGCAAAAGTAAGCGAAGCAAAAGTAAGCGAAGCAAAAGTAAGCGAAGCAAAAGTAAGCGAAGCAAAAGTAAGCGAAGCAAAAGTAAGCGAAGCAAAAGTAAGCGCAGGAAAATCTATAATAAGAAATATTAATAATTTATAATTACCTTTTTACACTATAAAATATACACTATAAAATATGGACAATCAAAGAGATAAAATAATATAAAATAATATAATATTATTTTATATAAATAATGGAAGTAGATAAATTACTTATTGTAGCACACCCAGATGATGAAGTTCTTTGGGGGGGTATGAATTTATTACTACAACCCGGGTGGTTTGTTATATGCTCTACTCATTTAAATGATCCTATAAGGTCACGCGAATTTTTTAATACCATGTCTTATTGTAATGTTACTAGATACATTATGTTTGATGTTAAAGATGAATATACTGAAAATCCTAAAGTAGCAGATAAATTATATGACGGAAGTCTATTTGATAAATTTATAAAAAAATTATCTACAAAATCGTGGAATGTAGTTTTAACTCATAATGAAACTGGAGAATATGGTCACGAACATCATAGCAAAGTTCACAGATTAGTAAAAAAATATTTTAAAAAACCAAAATTTTTTGATTTAGGTCCAAAATTATCAGCTACTGAAATTGAACTTAAAAGAAAAACATTATCATTTTATAAAAAAACCCAAACCATTGCTAAAATCATTTTTAATAAAAAGAGTGATTCATTAAAGTTAATAGAGCGTCAATATTTTTTTAATGAAAAAAAATATTTAGAACCAAATAATGAAATACAAAAAATAATTCATCAAATATGGTTTGGGAAACCGCTGGATAAAAAATCATTAAGATTTAATTTAATGAAAAAGGTAAAAACATTAGCGGTAAAAAATGGTTATGAATATAAATGTTGGACCGATAAAGATTTAATTTATGAGAATTTTCCTCTTACATGGGAATTTATTAAATTATCTATTGAAAAGGGCAAAGAATTAGAACAATCAAGATTCGCACAAGTTGCCGATTTAGCTAGGTTAGAAATTTTACATAGATTTGGTGGTATTTATTTGGATTCTTTATTTGAAATTTCTAAAGAATTATTAAAATTTATAAATGAAAATAATAAGAGTGAATTAATTGTTGCGAATGAAGACCCTTGCGACTTAGATTGTAAGGGTAATAAAAATAAAAAATATTTGTCTAATGCCTTTTTTGCGGCGAGACCTGGTTGTGTAATTTTAAAAAGACTTTTGAATTATGATGCCTTAGCCGATATTGATTTTGATAGTGTATATATTAATCGAACAACAGGTCCTTATTATTTCAGGTCAGGAATTAAAGACAAAGATGATGTTCTAGTTATACCTACTGAAAAAATATATCCTTTTATGGTGAATGATTCTGAATATAGAAAAGCGACGCCCAATGAATGCATTAAATCTGATAATAAAATACTACATAATTGTCTAAATAAAAAATATCCTAGTTCTTTAGCATTATATCATTCAGGTTTTGGAGGTTCATGGAGTTGGTAATAAAATTGTTCATTAATATAAAGATAATTTAAAACTATAGCAAAGAGTTATTATCTCATTATAATAATAATATTTATTATTATTATTATAATGAGATAATAACTATAGAATAAAAATAACTATATAATAAAATAATAAATATATATTTTAATATGAAAACTTCAGACATTACATTATCAATATTTATAATACTAATTTTTATATTTCTTTATATATTTAATGTATTATCTGTAGGAATACAGAAGATTAAAGATGATTGGCCTGAGTATAGATGTAATCCGATAGTCATGCCTTTCGCGAGTGTTTTTGGTTATGATCCAATAAGTAATTTTAGTTTTTGCATTCATAATATGATGTCTAGTTATATGGGTTATTTGATGCAACCCATTAAATACAGCTTTAGCGTTCTTGGAAATATATCAAAAGATATTAATGATGCTTTAACCGGAGTTAGGGCATTTTTTAATAATATAAGAAATTTTATAACAAATATAATACAAACTGTATTTGGGGTATTTTTAAATATTCTTATTGAATTTCAGCGTGTTACTATAAATATTAAAGATATGTTCGCAAAATTAATCGGTGTATTGGCTACATTAATGTATACATTAGAAGGTACAGTGTATACGATGGAAAGCGGTTGGAATGGTCCGCCTGGTCAATTAGTGAGGGCATTGTGTTTTCATCCAGATACAAAAGTAGAACTAAAAGATGGAAGTTTATATGCGATGAAAGATTTGCCTTTGAATTCTATACTTAAGACAGGGACAAAAGTATGTGCTGTTATGAATATAAGTAATATTACAGAAAAAGGCGAATTTATTGAAAAATTATATTCCATAGATGGAGGAGTGAATAATGAAAAAATATTAGTTTCTGGTAGTCATCTTATATATAATAATGAAATAAAACAATTTGTCCATGTAGAAGATTTAAGCAATGTTATTATTTCAGATATAAATAGTCCAAATTTTGCGTGTTTAATAACATCGGACCATATTATTCCTATTGGAAAACATATATTCCATGATTGGGAAGATAATAATGGGTCAGAGGCGAAAAAACTTATTTAATAATATATATATATACATACATGGAAACTATCTTTACAAAAGTGAATAATTTATACAATAAAAAAGGATTTCTTGAAAAGTATGGCACTGATGTATGGATAAGTGTTATTATATTTTTAATATTTTTTATAGCAACGAGTTATTATCATGTATTTAATAATATACAACCGATAATATCAGATTGGGATAATCAGAAATGTAATCCTTCCGTGATACCCTTTGCTGGATTAATAAATAAACCTCAAGGTATGAGCGCGTTTGAATTTACGGGAAATAATTTTACTGGATGTATACAAACAATATTGAAAACTGTCGCGGCCGATGCATTCAAACCAGTGTACTATATAATGAACGCATTTACTGATATGTTTAATGATCTATCCAAAGTATTAGATGGTGTAAGAGCAATGTTTAATAAAATAAGAATAAGCATTAAAATATTTTCAGAAGATGTTATGAGTAGAATATTAAATATAACAATGCCTATATTTCAATTTGTAATTAATATGAAAGATATGCTTGCGAAAACAAATGGTGTATTAGGTGGAACAGTATTTACTTTATTTAGCGTTTATTATACGTTAAAATCTTCTATCGGCGCTGCGATTGATTTTATAGTAACTATTTTATACATTTTAGCCGGAACGATTGCGGGATTATTAATTGTTGCGGCTATTCCAATCATAGGCATTCCTGCTGAAATTGCTGTTATTCCATTATTGGCAGTCTTTATGGCGATTTTAATACCAACTATTATGGTTCAAGGCGCGGCGTATGAAGTATTAGATATGTCTCCTCAGATACTTCCTGGCGTTCCTGGTTGTTTTTCTAAAAATACAAAAATATCTAAATTTGATAATGAAGATAAAGAATATAGGAATGTTAATATTTCTAATATAGAAGTTGGAGATAAATTAGAAGATGATACACATGTAACTGGTGTTATTAAATTTTCCTCAGATAAACAAGATATATATAATTTATATAATGTAATTGTAACCGGAGAACATCGGGTTTTACATAACACCCTGGGCTGGATAAAAGTAAAAAATCACCCAGATAGTATACCGATAAATGATTTTAAAGAACCTTTTGTATATTGTTTAATAACTAATTCTAAAACATTTAAAATAGGAGACATTGTATATTCGGATTGGGATGATATAGACGATAATGTTATGAGTGATATAAAAACGAATTGTAATTGTATACCAGAACCAGAAAACTTTAAAAAAGAGGATATACATTATTATTTAGATAATGGATTGCATGGAGATACGCAAATATATCTGGAAAATTACAATAGTATAAATTTAGAAAATATTCAGGTAAATGATGTGTTGATTGGGGGTGTAAAAGTATTGGGTAAGGTTAAAATAGATGCGGTTAATACAAGCGGTGTATATAAATTTAACAAAATAAATAAATATAATTCTATAAGTTGTGAATTAACCGGTTCTCCAAATATAGAAATAGAAGACGATGATTTAGGAATTTATAATAAAATTCTAATATCATCGCCAATAATAGAAAATGTTTCTTTTTTATATCAATTAATAACTGATACAGGATATTTTTATATTAGTGGGTTGAAAATTAAAGATTATAATTATGGAATTGATAAATACATTGTATATTAATTTATATTATAATATTATAAATATGGAGTTTAGTATTTATGGTTATAAATTTAGATTAGAATTGGTTATATTGTGTATGCTTCTTGGAGGATTTATCGGCGTAAACATGTTCTGTTCTTGCGCTGGAGGTGTTAAAGGCGCGGTAAATGTGGTCGGCTCTACCATTAAGACAACAATGGATGTCGGCACAAAAGCAACTTCTACCGTTATTGATAAAAGTTTAGACACTATTAACAATTTATAAATTACTTAATTAGTTAATTAGTTAATTTATAAATTATATAAATAATAACAATAAAATATTATTTTTATCTAATTTATAATTATAAGAAGATGGAGATAAATATTATGGGATATAAAATGAGATTAGAACTAATTATTTTAAGTATGCTTATTGGAGGATTTATAGGAATGAACACGTTTTGTTCTTGTATGGGAGGTGTTAAAGAAACATTTACTCTTTTAGGTGCTGAACTTGATTATCAAATGGGTGATGGGGTAAAAAGTAGTTGGGAAAAGAAGACTTCTACTCATGATTATTCGTCAGGTATGTATCAATCACTTGAAAATAATACAGGCGGAGCAGTTCCTTTACCTGATTCCGAAATGATTATGTTTGCTGAAAATAAATATGCTCCGGAATGTTGTCCTTCGGTTTACTCTAATTCATCTGGATGTGTTTGCGCAACACCTGAACAAATGAAATATTTAAATCAACGAGGAGGAAATCGTACTTTAACTAGTGAGTATTAATCTATATGATCATTAAATATATAAGTATTAATTTATATAAGCATTAAATATATAAGCATTAAATATATAATAAATTAATAAATTATTATATATATATATATAATTATAATATAATGGGCAATGCTCTATCTAATTCGAACGTGGATAAAACTAATAAAAAATCATTATCCCAAATAATAGATTATGTTGCGACAAATTATATTCTTACGCAAAATTTTAAAGATATGGAAAAATTAACAGATACAGAATATTGTAATAATTTAGTAATACTTACATCTAAAATAGTTGACCAAAAATTAAGTAATCTAGAGATTAGTTATTTAACCCAGCGATTAAAGGGAAAATCTGAAATAAATGAAATGGCTTCGGATAAATTGATATACTTTAAAAAAGATGAAATTGATAGTTTTGATGTTCAAAATGTTCAAAACGCAACACAAAAAAGAAGAATGTGCATTGGTATAGCAAAATTTTATGTAAAGGTTGCTCAGGTGTTTTCGGCAATTGTTACAACCGTCAATCCTACATATAAATTTAAAGATATCTCTGGAAATACTCAAGAAGTTGACTTAACACAAAAAGAAAATATTCCAGATGAAGCAAGAGCAAGTATTCAGAGAATTAATATATGTAGTCAGAGAATAAATGCCTTAATAAATGGACAAAGTTTTAATCCTAACCAAAAAGAACCAGTGAAAATTAATCCAAATTTTTGTGAAATAAATTCTGATAGTAAAACAGGAAAATCACGTAATTTATATTCAGAACCCGGTATGCCTGAACTTGAAAAATTATATTTTGATAAATATGATTATGACCATGGTGGATTTGTTGGAATGACTGAGAAAATGCGAAAAACTGTCTATGAAAAAGATGTTGAAACTTTATATAAAGCATTCACCGGCAACGATAAAATACCATTGGATGCTAAGGGCGAAAAAACAATTAAAACCTTTACACAAATACCTTTGAGAAACTATAAAAATAGTGAAGGATGTAGTCCTGGCGGTAAATATACTAAAGCTTATGAAGGTTCAATAAAAGAAAAATTATTTTATGAATACGCCAGTCATATTAATGGTATGATGAATAATGTAAATAATAATCAATCAAAATTGCTCGCAATAATAGATCGATTATTTTCTTTTAATATTAATCCTTTAACAAAAAAAAAAGAAATTGTGGTTAAGGCAAGTCTTACTGAGAAAAAGCTTGAAGATATTGTTGTAGAAACACGAACAATAATTCAAGATTTATATAAAAATTGTGAATTGGATTTTTTAAAGGGACTGAAAATATTTGAAGATATTATAAATAAAACTATAAAAGATACAACTTTAATACAAATTAAACAACTAGAAGAGAAAAGAGATGTTATTTTAACAGAAGGAGATTTAGATAAAATTAAAGAAGATAATCCTAACGATGCTACTGCGAATGTCACACCAGAACCTGCGAATGTTACACCAGAACCTGCGAATGTTACACCAGAACCTGCTAATGTTACACCAGAACCTGTTAATGCGAATGTTACGCCAGAGCCTGCGAATGTTACACCAGAACCTGCTAATGTTACACCAGAACCTGTTAGTGGACATATGAATGCTAGCTTACCAAAAACTTCGATTCCAGATAAAGCTGCTATAAAAACAATATCACCTCAAACTATAATAAAACCAACAGTATCGCAATCAGTATCGCCTAGTCCTGGTCTTAGTCTGAGTCCTACTCCATTTCCTAGATCATCAGTATCGCCTAGTCCTGGTCTTAGTCTGAGTCCTACTCCATTTCCTAGATCATCAGTATCGCCTAGTCCTGGTCTTAGTCTGAGCCCTACACCATTTCCTAGATCAGTTGTATCTAAAACGCCTGAATCAACTGAACCTCACACAACAATGCCAAAATCATCCTTATTATCGCCTCAACAACCATTAACATTAAAATCATTAGAAAAGTCTTCCTCAGACATACCTGGGACACCTCCTCCGGCCATTCCATTAATTAGAGTAAGTAGTGCAACAAACACTTTTCCTGTTTATTTGAAAGAATCGGGCGGAGATGGAAATTGTTTTTTTAATTCAATATATGATGCAGCAAATGAAGAAAAATTATTAGAAAGAATATATAATGCGTATAATACATCATCTAAACCAGTTGATAAAATATCATTTGTTAAATATATTCGCGACTTAGTCGCAAGAAAAATAAATCAGGATGATACTGGATTAAGAAACGTATATGAAATATTTGAACAATCTGATATAAAAAATAAAATTGAATTAGAAGAAGATACAGCATATATTCTTGATGATTTTCAACCATGGTTAATTGAATTATATAAAAATAGTAAAAATTTTGAGGAGTTTAAAACAAATGTTATTAATACTATAAGAAATTCAAGTAATTATATACAAGGGTTAGAACACGATATAACTAAAGATTTATTAGAATATGCAAGTATAGAACTTAAAAGTCATAAATTTGATAATACAAAGAGTAAAGACCCTGGTATAACAGAATTAAATAAACTTAATAATGATAATATACCAGTAATACATTTATTAAATGAAACTTTTCATAAAGGTCATTTTAAATATTTTTCATTTATAAAACCTGTTGAACCAACACAAACGCAAGCAGTAGCACAAATAGCGCCAGCACCGGCTGTTGCGGTATCAACTCCTAAGCCTTTAAATCCGCAAGTAACCAGGAACGCAGAAACCAAAAAATGGTGGCAAGGTTGGAAAGGAGGAAAGAAAACTAAACGTAAGCATAATAAATCTATTAAAAATATTAAACATAAAAAAACAAAGAGAAGAAATTAAAATTACATATAAACTTAGTAATAACAATAAACTTTAGTAATAATAAAATATTTTCTATTGTTATTTTATAATATGGTAAGTATTCCTAGAAGTTCCGCGAAACGTTCGTATAGAAAACGCGTAGGTAAATCTGGTTGCAGAGGAAAAACACCTGTTCAATGTAGACGCAGTAGAAAGTGTAAATATGTTTCAAAGGTTTCAGTTAAAACAAAGAAATTAAGCACGTATTGCCGAAAGTCGGCAAATACAAAAAGAAAGTAAATTTTTATTATTAAAATCAAGAATATAAAAAGAAAGTAAATTTTTATTATAAAAATAGTTTATAATGAAAAGTTTTATCTATTATTTTGATAAATTAACATCATGGTTAGACTTTTCTTGGTTAATAACTATACCAAAAAAAGAAACACATATTCAAGACGCAAGTTCGGCCCAAAATGATTCCCCACCTCCTTATATATATAGAGAACCTCTTTTAGAACCGTTATTAATGAATTAATATATTTAACTCTAAAAAAATTTCCTCTTAATGTCGGCTAAACTGGCTGATATAGTTTTCTTATTCCATAGCAACCAGCGAGACCATGCGCCGCTTGTAGAAATATCATTCCAACTTTCATTTTTGGCATGGCGTAGAAGATATCGTCTTTTTCTTTCTTCGTCGCCATGTTGTGTCATATCTTCATATCCTACGGCTCCAAATCTTACACGTTTTTCTCTACCCGTTTCTTTATTGCGGATAGTCGCAACCCATTTATGTTTTCCATCTGTATCTTTTTTCAATAAAACAAATTTATACGGCGAAGGCATTTATATATGAAGATAAATTATTTTACATATTTTATCACTTCAATTACAATTATATAACCCTAATATTTGAATATAATATTATAACGGTCTTTATTATCTAATTTTGTTCGCTTTCCTAAAAAATCAAAATATTTTTTTGATATATTATATTGTTCTGATTTTTTAGATTTTAATACTTCTAAACGAACTTTCATAATCATACCTACTTGCCATATACGTTTATGTGTATATTTTTTAGCCTTATACAATTTTTCAAGTTTATCAATTGTATTCTTAACATCTTCTACTGTTGTATATTTAATATGAATTGTGTCCTTTGGATTTTTATCTATATATACATCAAAAGATTTCTTTGGGTTGTTAGGATTATATAAAAATCTTTTTTTTGTTTTTGAATTATTTAACTCTTTTTTATATCTTCTTTGTTTTATTGTCTTCATACTATACTTAAAGAGAATACTAATAAATATTCAAATAAAAAATATCAAAATTTACTTTCTAGATTTAGTTTCTATATTTTTAAGTAAATCTTGATTATAAATAAGATTGCCTGAGGGTTTATAAGAATCAATTGATTTATAATCTTTATTGTTTTTCGGTTCTATTGAAATATTATTTCCTCTATGTAAAATAAGATTATTCGGATCATTTGACTCTTCGTCTCTCTGCTTAGAAGAGTCATTATCATTTTTAATTATTTCATTTCCATAACCATCCACCACTAACCCAGTTTTTTTCTTTATTTCTTGCCGAACATAAGACGGCACCCAGTGTTTCCAAGATATAAATAACATATTTGGGTGTGTATAGCGGACGACAAATCCATTTTCTTTTAATTTATCAATAATATAAGCAATACAGGCACCATTATCATATTTAGGCACACCAATAATCATTTCGGGGATTACGTACCAACAATACTGGTCTGTTGTCTGCTGTCTAGATATTGTTTTAATGCGCGTATGTATTCTATTTAATATTTTATTATAAACAGACAATGTATTAAGGTCTTGTTTTTTTTTCTTCTCATATAAATCATCTAAATTTAGTTTTGTATTTTCATCTTCCATATCGCCAAGTGTAAATATAGTATCCATAATTTACATTTAAAAAGAAAAAAAAGTTATTAAAAATACGTTATATAATTACATTAATGACCATAAAACATATTGTGATTAGCGGAGGCGGTCCAACGGGTTTATTGTCTTATGGCGCTTTACGTTGTCTAGCTAAAGAAAATTTTTGGAAATTAGCAGATATTACTAGTATTTATGGCTGTTCTATTGGCGCCTATATAGCAATTATAATTTCTTTAGATTATGAATGGGATTGGTTAGATGATTATTTTATAAAGCGACCTTGGAATAAAATAGCACCGATTAACGCCATGAGTTTTATTGAAATATTTGACGAAAAAGGCATTCTAGGAGAGAAAGTATTTGCTGATTCGCTTATACCATTATTAACTGCTAAAGATTTGGCCGATGATATAACATTTAAACAATTATATGAATATAATAAAATAGATATACACATTTATGCGACCAATATTAATTCTTATTACTTAGAAAAGGTAGACCTCTCCCATACGACACATCCGGATTTGCCTATCATAAAAGCGTTAAGTATGAGCGCGGCCTATCCTTTTGCGTTTAAACCTGTCTGTTCAGATGAAGATTGTTTTATTGATGGTGGAATACTAAATAATTATCCGTTAAACGACTGTATTATACAAACAAAGTGTAATACAGACGAGATTTTAGCCTTAAAAAATATATGGATTCTGAATGATTCTAAAGTCAGCGAAAAATCTTCTATAATTGATTTTTTATTGATGATTATGAAAAAAATGCAAAGATCGATTGATACGGAAAGTAAACAAGAAGATGTAAAACATACTGTTAAATGCTCTATTGAAAATTTAGATGGATTTTCAAGTTGGCTTAAAGCGGTTTCTACCGAAGAAATGCGGAAAAAATTAATTGATAATGGTGAAACACAAGCAAAAGAATTTTTATTTAATATTATTTCATTTAAAGCGATGTCGTAAGAAACTGCATCAACGTATCTTTATCGGGCTTTGCGTCATATTCAATGACTTGATTTCCATTCACTAATTTAATTGTAGGATAACCCTGAACATTAAACTTGTCGGCCAGAGTAGTATCTTTATCACAATCCACTTCTAAAAAGTTTACAGTATAGCCCTTTATTTTTTTATTTCCAATTTCATCCTTGAAACTTCTCCAGACAGGCATTGATTTTTTACAATAAGGACACCATGTCGTATAAAAGAAATAAATGTCAACCGAAGTGTCTGAATCACCCCCAGCAGTAAATTCTTTATTTGGCACATAATCATTTTTAATTTTAGGAGAGACATAGAGTTTATAGGTATATACGGCGGCAACTATAAAAATAATCGCAACTACTAACATAATAATCATCTGTTTATATGAAAGTGAGCTACTCATTTTCTTTTTTAAACCCTCTAACATTATATATATACAATAGAATAAATATATAATGATTAACGAACGAATATATATATAATAAATATTAATTATTGAATCTATATAAATGATATTTATTATATTATTTAATTATGATATTCCGTTCAAAAAATGGACAACTGATTGAAGTTTTACGTTCGCAATTTAACAGTGATAAATCTTATTACAGTCATATTTTATCATTAAAAACAAATAATAATTATCCTAAATCTATATCAACCAGCAATAGACAAAATATTATCAATATTATCAATATTATTAATGGTTAAAAAAATAGAGTATATATCATGTAAACAACAAATAACAAAAGCATTACACATAAAATATAACTGAGTAAAGCATTATTTCTTACTTTAGTTAGATTTTCATTTATAAAAATATCAGGAATAGAATTAACCAAATTGTTTGTTTCTCTATAATTTATAAATAAAGCATAACAAAGAATAATTATACCAAATATTTTTAAGATTAATGTTTTTTTATTTCCTACTATATTATTTGAAGCAGATATAAATATTAAAAGAATAAGTGAAATACTTATTATCATACATGTAAATTTGGTATTTTCTGAAAAGGATTGTAAAGGACCCATAATATATATTATTGTAAATAATATTTTCTATTTATAGATTAAATGGTAAATAATAAAACCCGGAAAAGAATATTCAAAAAAAAAGATTATCTAAGTGGCGATGGAATGTTAACAAGTGTTTGGGGTCCGAGTATGTGGCATTTCCTACATATAATGTCTTTTAATTATCCTATTAACCCAATGCCGGAAGACAAAACTAATTATAGAAATTTTATTTTAAATTTACGTTATATATTGCCGTGTAAATACTGTAGACAAAATCTTACAACTAATTTAAAATCCAATCCATTAAATATGTGTGATATGAAAAATCGTGATACATTTTCTAGATTTATTTATAAATTACACGAAACTATTAATAAACTTCTTGGAAAAAAATCTGGACTTTCTTATTGTGATGTGAGGGAGCGATATGAACACTTCCGTTCTAGATGCACTGACGAAAAACCGAAAATATTAAATAGTAAAAAAACCATGAAGAAAAAAAAGGAAAAAGGATGCACTGAACCTTTATATGGGAAAAAATCAAAATGTATAATAAAAATCGTGCCTCAAGAAGAAAAATGTAAAACACTTCAAATTGATAAAAAATGTATTAAAACAAGAGATTAATCCTGGGTTATATTATATATATACAAAATTGATTAATGATTATTACAATACTAATCATTATCACTATACAATTAACCAGAAAATGACCAAAGGAATGGTATTATTCATCATATATATTATTTGCGTTATATACATGATGAATATATATGGCGTTAATGCAGTAAATCGGTTTTTATTTGATTTGGCATATACATCACCAAAACCGGTTGTTGTAAAGGTTGTAATAGAATAATAAAATAAACTAATAAGTCTATCTTGATTGTTTTTAGGCAGACCATTTAGGAAGACCATTTAGGTCTTCAACGGTTACCCATAAAAATAAAAATAATGATAAAAGAATATTAACTGATAGTATAAAAATACAAATTTTTTTTATTTCTTTAAAGGTTATTTTACTCATAATATTATATATAAACATAAAATATATATATAATATTTACATGCCATATATAATATTTACATGCCAAATTGACTAAAATCCGATAAAACCGGCACAGGTAAATATCTATTATCGGTGTTATTATAATTAGGGACTTTCTTACAATCAAACGCGGGCTCAGGGCAACGGGCACATGGCGGGCAGGGCGGTGGCGGTTCTTTGCTCGGGCAGGCGGAGATAGAAGGGCACATCGGGCAAACGGGCGGAATCACTTCCGATTTCAAAATATATAAATCTTCGTTTCCGGTTGGGATTTGAGAATAAGGAATGCCCAAGGAAGTGGATTTGGGTTTTTTGTGTGTGTAACTTTTAACCGGGTAATCAGTATGCGGAGAATCGGTTATTACCGTATCTCCCGCAGGACCGATATAAGATGACTCTTTCTTATGCTTATATTTATTAGAATTATAATCATAAATATCACTATTATCATCTGTATTTTTCTTATGTTTCTTAATGTTGGATGTTTCCTGTAAATCATTAACAAATTCTTGGGTAGACGAATTCTTTGTATGGGTCAGTTTATCGTTATCATTATTATCAATATTATTATTATTATCCTTATTCTTAAATCCTTCCGTTCGCATAAATACCCCTAAACTAGAACACAATAATAATGCCCCTAGTAGAATTATAAATAAATGTATGGCTTTTAATTTCATCGTATATAGATTATATATGGAAAAAATTTTAATATTAAATTATTATTATAAAAATTGATTAAAACTATATAATAAATAAATGATTATACTATTTAAAATGGAACCTACAAAAGAAAAGAAAGAACGAAAACCAAAAGTGCCATTAAATACTTGTTTTTGCGATGATCTTACACTTGAAATCGGTGTGGATGAAGCAGGGCGCGGTCCGATGATCGGGCGCGTCTATACTGCAGCAGTTATATTACCTAAAGACATTAATGCGTTTAATCATTCGCTGATGAAAGATAGTAAAAAATTTACTTCAGTAAAAAAAATACATGAAACCGCCGAATACATTAAGACAAATGCTATAGCATGGTGCGTGGGTTATTCAACAGAACAAGTCATTGATGAGATTAATATTCGGAATGCGACCCATCGCGCGATGCATGAAGCAATTCGTGGCGTGATTAATTCACTTACAAATGACCCACAACAATGCCATTTACTCGTAGATGGAAATGATTTTACACCATTTATAAGTGTTTCAAAAGAACACGGGTTTATTCAAGTCCCTTCTACCTGCATTGAATCAGGTGATAATAAATATTCATCAATTGCCGCAGCTTCTATTTTAGCCAAAGTCACTCGTGATACTTATATTGAAGAATTGTGTAAAGAAAATCCGATTTTAGATGAAAGATATGGTCTTTTAAAGAATAAAGGCTATGGCACAAAAAAACATATGGACGGCATTAAAGAACATGGTATCACTGAATTTCATCGGAAAACATTTGGGATATGTAAACAATTTTAACATATATGATAATTATGATAAATATATTAATAATTTATATATATAAATGAGTTGGAAAAAGAATAATGGAAGAGATAGAAGTCGTAATAACGCAATAGGATATTTTTAAATGAACCAAATAATGAACCTGGTCCTGCAGGTCCACCAGGAGCACAAGGAGAACCAGGAGCGCCAGGAGCACAAGGAGAACCCGGTCCGATTGCCTCTAACTGTTATAAATCAATTGGATTTGGTATGGCTAATGGAACTAGTGATGATGGTGGTTCCCTAGTGGTTAATATATCATATGATAATACAACCAATGTAAATGATAAATATGTTATAGTATCTGGAATTGTAAATTTAAGTATTTACGATTTAAATCAGCAGGGGAATAGTCAATTTCGTAATATTGAAACTGAGATTCGTGGAGCTAATGATAGTTTTCTTGACGGCAATACTTTTAACGGCATTACTGAGGATCAATGGGACAAGCAGGTGTTTATTGAAATGAAAACTATACCAATTAATTATAGCTGGAATGAGATTGATTCACAATTGTTATCCGTACCATTTAAACAATATATTAAGTTACCATTGTCATCATCGATATATAATATATCTTTTTTAATAGATGCAGGAGATGGACAAATCATATCCGATATTTATGGAAGTAGTACTATTTATTGCGAAATGATGTATATAACTTAATAAATTAATATAAAATTGATTCACTTTTCCGCTTGAACCAAATACTATATATCTCCTCAAAATGAAAGTTCTCGTATTTGATACTGAAACGACCGGATTACCGACCGAACGCAACGCTTCTATTAGTGACCTAAAAGTCTGGCCACATATCGTCCAATTGAGCTACATCTTATACGATGTAGATGAAAAAAAAATAATTAAATGTCAAGACCATATTATTAAAATTGATCCCGAAGTAGAAATTACCGAAGGCAGTATCGCCATTCACGGCATCACGCAGGTAACATGCCAACGAAAAGGTATTCCGATTAAAGAAGCGCTTGACGAATTTAACAAACATTTAGAAATGGCCGACCGAATTGTCGGACACAATGTTTCATTTGATAAGAAAATGGTGATGGTAGAATGTTTTCGGAATCAAATGAAGCAGCAATTTACAATTAATTCTGTCCGCAAATCTGAATGCTGCACAATGAAATATTTCACTGATGCGTGTGCGATTGAAAAGATCAGCAAAGAAGGAAGGCCATATTTTAAATTTCCGACACTTACTGAATTACACTACCATTTCTTCAAGGTCAATCCGAAAAGCATTCATGACGCGATGGCCGATGTGTTAATTTGTCTCCGATGTTATGCTTATGGATTACACAAGCAAGACATCACAAAAGAAGGATGTTCAAGGACAAAAGAATTGTATGGGCTGTATTGTTTGTAAAAATGAAATATGTAAAAATGAAATATGTAAAAATGAAATATGTAAAAATGAAATATGTAAAAATGAAATATGTAAAAATGAAATATGTAAAAATGAAATATGTAAAAAATTATCAATACGATTCTTCAATAATTCCTTCTTTAAATATAATAATTTCGGGTTTATTGTTACGATTAACGAGTGGCGGAGGGATACGTGGAGCAGGTACAAGCGGAGCAGATGCTGTATTTTTTCCCCAAGTGTTTTTTTCTTTTGGCCAACTAGCATAGATATTTTCCTTTTTTTTTGTGGATTCAGATAAATATGAAGAATATATGTTACTCATATTAATATATTATTTATATAATATATTTTCTCTAGGAAGAACACATCTCACAAATCTCTTCTTTTTCTGAAAGCAAATCTTCAGCATTCGCATTCGCATTAGCATTAGATACTGGCGCAATAGTAAACTGTTGTGGCTGATGCTTAGGTTTACGACGCAGATAATAAATGCCGGTTTTCAATCCGGCCTGCCATGAATAAAAATGCATGGAAGTTAAGGCTTTGTAATCCGGGTCTTCCATCCACAAATTCAAACTCTGGGATTGGCAAATAAATGCGCCTCTATCTGCCGCCATATCAATCACATGTTTCATCGGAATTTCCCATACAATTTTATACTTATCTTTCACCTTTTGCGGAATACATTCAATGTGCTGAATGCTGCCTTTATTCAAAATAATATTATCTTTAATTTCTTCATTCCATAACCCTAACGCACTAAGTTCATTCATAAGATATTTATTTGGAATAACAAAATCACCAGCTAAAGTTCGGCGACTATAAATATTACTTGTAAAAGGTTCAAAACATTCATTGTTTCCGAGAATTTGAGATGTAGATGCTGTCGGCATTGGTGCTAATAGCAAAGAATTGCGCAAACCATATTCCTGAATGCTTTCTTTTAATGCGTTCCAATCATATCGCCCATGTTTGGTTGGGTCTACATTCCACATGTCAAATTGGAGAATACCCTTGGAGGCTGGACTTCCTTCAAATGTACTATAGGACCCGAGATGATTATCTTGTAAATTATTTAATTCTTCTTTGATTGGTTCGTATAATGAAATTAGGCCTTTAATATAATCTGTTTCAAAACCTAAACCTCGCCTGTCACCTGCGTCAGTATCCCTCGTCATTCTACTTAATTTAATTTCTCTCATTCCTTCTAGACGTTCTTTTGAAATTTCATTAGAACGTTCTAGAGCAGCGTGATAAATGGTTTCAAATATATATTTATTAACCACTTTGGCTTCCTCGCTATGAAACGCGATGTCCATCAACGCAAAGGTGTCGGCTAAACCCTGAACCCCAATCCCAATTGGCCGATGCAGGATATTACTTGTTTTGGTTTTATCTGTCGGATAAAAGTTAATACTGATAATTTTATCTAGATTTGTCGTGACAATTTTAGTGACCTTGTGTAATTGTTCATAATCATATGACTTATCGGGTAACACAAATTTGTTTAGAGCAATGCTTGCCAGATTACAAACTGCGGTTTGGTCTTTATCACTATATTCAATGATTTCTGTACATAAATTGCTTGATTTAATCACACCAATATTTTTCTGATTGCTTTTTTCATTCGCATGATCTTTATAAAGTAAATAGGGTGTGCCAGTTTCCATTTGACTGTCTAAAATTTTAAACCATAAATCACGCGCTTTCACGACTTTTAAGGCCTTGCCATCCCCCATATACTTATCATACAATGTCCTAAAATCTTCACCATAACAATCGGCTAAACCTGGACATTGATGAGGACAAAAGAGTCCCCATTCTTCATTATTTTTTACCTTTTCCATAAAAAGAGATGGTATCCATAACGCAAAAAATAAATCACGTGCTCGCATTTCTTCGTCCCCGTGATTTTTTTTTAATTCTAAAAAATTTTCAATATCGCCATGCCATGGTTCTAAATAGATGGCGAAACTTCCATTGCGTTTACCACCTCCTTGATCAACATATCGTGCCGTCATGTTAAAAACTCGCAACATAGGCACAATTCCGTTACTTGTGCCATTTGTGCCTTTTATATGCGAGCCTGTCGCCCGAACATTATGAACGTGTAGTCCAATTCCGCCGGCCCATTTGGAGATTTTGGCACAATCTTTTAGGGTATTGTATATACCTTCAATACTATCATCTTCCATTCCTAATAAATAACAGGAACTCAATTGTGGGCGGGGTGTGCCGGCATTGAAAAGCGTTGGTGTCGCGTGGGTAAAGTATTTTTGTGAAAGCAAATCATAGGTTTCTTTGACTAAATCAAAATTTGTGCCATGAATCGCTAATGCCACTCGCATCCACATATGCTGGGGTCGTTCAATTATAATTTTATCTACTCGCATTAAATATGCTCGTTCTAAGGTTTTAAAACCAAAATAATCAAAAAAATAATCGCGTTCATAATCAATAATATTTTCTATTTTCTCTCTATGATTATCAGTGATAATCCATAATTTCTCATCAATTAAAGAAGCTTGTTTACCATGAATATCACTGAAATTATATAATTTTTTCATGGCTTCATAAAACGACGGCACAGTATTTTTATGACTGTTTGAAACAATAATCCGGCTAGCCAAAATAGAATAATCTGTGTGTTTTGTACACATTGACGCGCATTGTTCCGCTGTTAATTCATCTATTATATGGGTTGGAATATTATCATAGAGTTGGTCAATGACTTTCATAACCAATTGACTATAATTAACAGTTAATGGCGGATTTGCTTGCGAACCTATTTTTTTAACACGCCGAAGAATTTTATCAAACGAGACTTCTTCATATTCGCCGTTGCGTTTAATGACTTTCATTTCTTTATCATCATGTTTATGTGCTTGGAGCTGCTGCGCTTGGAGCTGCTGCGCTTGGTCATTTGATTTCATCCTCTTTATTAATAATTATCAATATAAGTTTAAATCATTGTTAATTATTAATTATTTATATGTCATTATTTATATTCCATGTGAGTAACCTTCGCCATTATTAATTTTTCTATACTCGCTCATAATATCTTCCTGCGTTAAATGCGGTTGTCTTCTTAAGACATATCCAATATTTAAACAGTAAGTGTCTTCAACGCACGACATATATTCTTCATTCAATATATACTTCACGCAAAATTCAGCGGTAAGCATTTGTGTATTCACACATGTTTTCACGCAAACAGCATCAATATTTTTTTCTAATGTTTCAATATCATATTTTTCTTTCCGTAAATTGAGAGGAGATTCAGAAAAAAAATTTACACTCATTTTATATATAATTTCTCTACATTATTTATTCGTGTAGAACGTCTTGCTCTTCTACGTGTTGCTCTTCTACATTAAATAGGTTCGTAACGTTAATTAAACATTTATTTTTAGAGAATTCATTAAAAGGAATTTCTTTATTCATAATTTTTGTTTTTTTATTTGGTGCTCGGTGCTCATAGCCATTTATTTTTTCATATTCAATCGTTTTCCAAAATTCATTTAATATGGGTTCGGCAGATTTAAACCATAATTTATTTCTCAAAACAAGCACACAACTTATTTCAGCCAATTTCCAATATATATTTTTCATCCAGGTAATATCGGTGTGTTTTTCCATAATATCTTCTTCCCAAATTGTAAACTCTTCGGGTGAAAGGTCTAAAGGCGCATATTCATATAACGGTTGCCCGTCTTTATTAAAATACATTATAATGCCTTTTTGTAATCCGTCATTTGCTAAAGTAAAACTTCCATCGGCTTCAAATTCTTCAACGGATTCATATTCTGTAAAGCGGGTTTCTAAAAAGTCACATTCATTTAAATTACACACTTCCATTTGAACTTGCATCTGAATCCAATATTCCAATTTGGGAATTCCATTTATCTCTCTATTCACAATATTTTTTACTTCTAACATCCGGCCATATCTATCCGAGGTTTCTAATGTATTGATTCCATCAGGCGAGGCAGCAATAAATGGAATCGTCTTGTGGGGAAGACAACCAAAATCACTGACTTTTGTCTTATAATCCCGCTCGTATATCTCAACAGAAACTTGTTCATATTTATTCCCCCAATGCATCGCCGTTTCAGTAGAAACACTTTTATATTTATCTACGTTAATTGGGCTACATTTATCGTAGATTAACTGATTCTTTGAGCCGGGTGTGCCGAATGCTTTCCATATACTACTTGCGGTCAGAAATTTATGCCGAAAATGATACCACTCCGGTGTGCGCTGGTCTGGTTGAGGAATTGCTTGGAGATATTCTATTTTTTTACGCATAATTTCTCTATTGGGTTTTGTCCGAATAAAAGTTGTTGAATAAGACCTTCTGGGCGCAACATGCCGATAAAATAGATTCATAGCTTTCTCTATAATACCCGCTAATTCTTCTAGAAAATCTTCATCATCCACCTTATATAAATATTTTAATTGTTCTATTGTGAATTCTTCTACTTCTTCAACTATTTTTTCATGAAATTTTGGGTTTGTATATTGGGCTGGGTCAGATATAATTAAATCATTAATTATGCATGATAAGGTTTCAATGAGGTCTTCTTCATCTTTCTCTTTTATTAAATTATCATCCGGAATATCCGCATTAATTGGAAGTGTAAAATTATCTAATATCAATTGAAGGTCGTGTATCTGTTGTTTGAACATTGTATAATAAATATATAATTGATTATAAGTATATATTTATAATCAATTTTATTAATTAATAATAATTAATTTATTAATAATTTATAATAATAATTAAACTTCATTCTTTTTTCTGGATTGACCCTTTCCAAGTGATTTAAGTGTTGATGCTCTTTTTTCACTGCGTTTAAGAGTAAATTTACGTGTCACTGGATTATAACTAAGAATAGAAATGGCTTTAATCTTTCCAGTAACTTTATCATATTGAACATCCTTTACGCATTGTAATTTTTTCTTATCTAAACTCATCGTTAAATAACTCTTAAGATTATCAGCTTCTTCTTGCGTAAGCGCATGTGATTCAGTAATGCTGTCAACGTAGAGACATAATTGTTTTATTTTATCGGTTTTATCTAATTTATTCCAAGGTTCATTTTTATTCATTTTACTTTCCTTATCTAAAAATAAATCAATATTAGCAATATTTTCACTTATATTCTGTTTTCGATGAACTGGTTGTTGAACTCCAGTTAATAGCATGGTTTTATAGTTTATATTTTTTAGTTCAAGACATTCATCTTCAGGTTTTGTCTTTAGATTATTAGTATCCATTTATATATTATATTAGCAAGATGAGTTTAACCCATTTTAATTAAGTTATATATTTATATTGGTTTAACATAATATATTATTGTGTTAAATTATTATTTCTTATTAGTTTTTCTTCTCATAGTAGTTTTTCTTCTCATAGTAGTTTTTCTTCTCATAGTAGTTTTTCTTCTCTTAGTAGTTTTTCTTCTCTTAGTAGTTTTTCCTTTTTTTCCACCACGTGTTCTTCTTCTTTTAAATTCATTTTCATCAGCAAGAGCCTCCGCATCTCCCATTACTATATCGTCAACAATGTCTTCATTTTCCCTATGTATATCATCAAGCATTTGTCTCTTCTTTTCGTTATTCATTTCCCAATGAGAAAATGTATTAAAATTATTTTCACGAATGTATGCGTTTATATTATCTTCACCTATGTAGTGAAGAGAAGTTTGTCCATCTAATAATATCAACTGGTTATCAACGGTTTTAAGTATAAGAGTAAAATGTCCAATTACACCACCAGGTCTATGAAAAAAAATTATTGTAATATTGTTAGGTAATAATACCTCTTGTAAACCTGAAATTAAATTTTGGACTAAATACTCGCCCTGCGCCTCTTCTATTTTATATCTATCTAAATATATACGCAAATATTCAGTAAGACGTGCTGCTACTACTCCGGTGGTTTCCGTAGCATAGCCTTCTTGTTGTGCTATTTCTCTTGGTACTGCTCCAGATAAAGCTAGAGAGGTCGCACCACAATTTGCTGGATTTACACAACGTGCATCAAGCGGTGTCCATTGCTGAATAATATCTAAAGGTATTGGAAGTTGAAATAAATAATTTTCTTTCGCCATTATACTATATATTTATAATATAAATATATAATTATATAATTATACAAAATGAAAAGTATTTCAATAAAGGGAAAGAATAATATTGACAAATTTAATAATATTGACAAGGATACTAGAATAAATGATATAAAAAACGATAGAAAAAATAATATTATAATAAATAATAACGAAAAAGCAATACGCATTGGAATGAAAGATATAGCAGATACTGATATTCTTCATAATAAACAGATAGAGATGATAAATAAATTTTTTATGGAAGAAGAATTTGAATATAAAAAGATGATTGAGAGAGAAATAGAAAAGAAAATACAAGGTTATAAACAACAAGATATTAAAAAAACGATTTATAATGAAAATTTAATTATTAAATTAGAAGATGTTATTGAAAAACTTTTAATAGCTAAACTTAAATGTTTTTACTGTTATAAAGAGATTTTCGTAATATATAAAAATGTTCGCGATAATATGCAATGGACCTTAGACCGGAAAGACAATGAGTTGTGTCATAGTAAAGAAAATACACTGATTTCGTGTCTAAAATGTAATCTACAACGCCGTGTTACTGATGTTGATAAATTTACATTTACAAAACATTTAAGAATAAAAAAATGTTGATAAATTTATAATAATATATAATTAATATATCATTTAGAAATACAATACTATATTAAATAAAATGGCAGATAAATCAGCAGATAAAAAATATTCTAATGAAGAAATATTAAATTATAACATAAACTTATTTTTAGAAGCAATAGATATGATTGATGCCACTAATATTCTTTTATCATTAAAAAATGATGTTTAATATTATAAAATTAAATAATAAATCTTATATAATGGAAGAACTCGTATGGAGCACAGGAGAGAAGTATGAAAAATCTTCAAAAAAAGATAATCCCAATTTACAAGTGACGAGAGAAATAGCGGATTTAAATGTTAATAATCTTAATAATGATAATAATGATAATGAAATTTTTCGAATCAATAATAAACGCGAAGAAGCAAATCATAAACTTAGTGAACGCCATTTGGTAGGCCAATTAAATCAAAATCCGTTTATGATTAATAATGATTATATTAAAGATTTAGATATACAACAAAGTTTTTTAATTCCGAAAAATTCAAATATAGATAAAAATGGGTAATTTGTATAATAATTATTCATAAATAAAATAATTACTTAAATGAAGTTTATGTGTTTATATAAAAATGAATACATATACTACACAAAATGGATTATTATTAAAAAATTTATTAGACTATTATAAAGAAGATGATAATCTAGATAAAATGTTGAATATAATTAATGGAGAATCAAAAATCTCTTTACGAATTGTGGATTGGTTTACAACTAATTATGCTAAAAAATATTATACAGTATATCAATTACCTGGTAGTAACAAAAGATTTAAGGTTTATGTAGATTATAAACTAAAACTTCGGTCTTATTCTAAAAAAAGGTTTGATCCATTTTGTAGATGGGACCGGATTCTTATTCCCTATAAAAATGATACACACATTCAAACGACTATAGGACAATTGAATTTTTTTAAATGGGCATTTGAAAATGAGGTCATATCATTTATTTCTTTAAATTATTCATTAATAGAGACCGATATGAATAACCGCAATAGTACCTCAAAACGAAACAAAATTGTGAATAATCCGACCGGCGCGAATCAAAAAACCAGGAAAAAACGAGAGGAATTATCTATAAGTGCTTCTAAAACAATTAAAAAGGAAGACGTAGAAATTGTTGTCTCTTTTGATTAATGTTATAAAATTTATGTTAAATTATAATATAATTTTTATTAAATATGTTAAAATTTAAAAATAATAATTATATTATACCATAATGGGAAATAGTTTATCTAGTATTAAAAATATAAATTTTGAAGATATGTTGAATTTTATAGAGAGAAATAATAATAATGAAAATACAATTATTATTAATACACTTGCTCAAACAAATCAGAGTTGTTTAATAAAAGGGACAATATCTATTGACGATGAAATTAAAATACTTAATTTACAATTGAATAAAGATAAAAATACAAATATTGTTATTTATGGAATAAACGCATGTGATAATACAATAATAAAAAAATATGAACAATTGATTGGGCTTGGGTTTTATAATGTCTTTGTATATCCGGGCGGATTATTTGAATGGTTATTATTGCAAGATATATACGGATTTAAATCATTCCCAACAACAACAAAAGAAAATGATATATTAAAGTATAAGGGTCATCGGATATTTAATGTAAAAATGATTGAACATTATAATTAATTATATATACATTTCATTAATTATAATATCAACTCTGTATAATTTGGAATAGCATCAATATCCATAATAGTTTGATTTTTACTTAACTTAATTTTCTTTTTGTTGGCAATAAATCTATCAAAATAAGGATGTTCAATGACTTTAGATGGAATATGATTTGTAACAGTTCTCGCTATCATTTTATATAATTTAAAATCAGGATATCTCTCTTCACCGTTGGTTTTATACATAATATTTCGGCCTTTATCATCTTTACACCATCCTGCAATTATTTTTAATATAGGAGATTTAATCTTATCAATATCTTCATTATCATCATCTTCTTCGTCTATAATAAAATCAAATAATGCGCATCCTAGCCGACATAAATCAAAACTATAGTTAGCTTCTAATCTAGGTTTGTTTTTATTTAAATAAGGTTCGCAATTATATTGAGTAGCCGCATCTCCTTTATTGTGAAAACTATCACTACACATTACACTTCCTCTAAATTTATAAATGGCTCGTCCGAAATCAATAATTTTGTATATACGCCCATAGGTTGGAACCTTGTAATATTTTCCATCTAATTTATAATAAAGATATTCTATATCGGTTGTATTGTACATTATATTATTTGTATGTAAATCATTATGGGTTAAATGAAATTTCTCTTGTAAAGTAATCAGTGTCAGGAGAATTTGTATAACAATAGAACCCCATTCATCATCAGAAACATCTTCTTCCATAATTAAAGAATCCAGTGTGCCTTCGCATCTTTCTAATGCGATTATTTGAACTGGAAAGTTTGTGATTTTTGCCATTAGTTCTTCCTCGTTAATATCACTATATTCACTATCACCGTCGTCGCTGACACAATCAACATTGTCAATGTCTATATTATCATCGTGAATTTTGTCTGATTCTTCCTTGTTCATATTATTATCGTCAATAATATCATTGAGCTCATCATCATCATGAATATCATCGTCGCTTACATCTGTATTTGATGAACGAGACGAGCACGTTGAAGCACTAGAACAAGCCGATGTATTTTTTGATTTTGAAATCGTTATATTATTTTCAAATATCAATTCAGCATTCAGTTCATTAGTTTCATTATATTGTATATTTTGTTTATTATCATTTAGTGAAAAAATAGAATCTAACTGGGCTAGATCTTTAATATCCGATAATTGAAGGACAACTTCAGCATCGTTGTTAAAATTTAATCTTTTTTTATAATTTCTAGTATCATAATTAGTTTCTTGAGCAGAAATATCTACAGTAAATAATGTTCCATTATTTTTATGAAAAAAGGATGATTCTGTAATATAATCAATATCATCAACCACATTAAACGCGAAATCATGTTTTATTCCTAAAAAAGAGCCATAAAAATCCAAGCCATGAACAAATTTATGATCATGTAATAATTTACTCGTTAAGTAGGTAAAAAAACTATCAACATAGGCTGAATTATTCATATCTCGGACTTTTGGATCGGAATTTACATTTTCAAAATTAGGCAAGTTTAATAAATCTACATTGGAAATATCATATTTTCCAATAATATATTTAATCGGATCCAGCAAAGGACTATATTTAAAAAATATTTGTTTTGTATGTTTTTTATTATTTTTATCTTTGACAGTTCCTTCAAATTTATTATCTGATTCCTTTTCAGAAATATTATAGAGAGAAAAGGATTGGTCTAGATTAATACTGTTATAATTAGATTGATTTAGGGTAAAAAATTTATGATATAATGGAATATAATTTTGAACTTTACTAATATTTGCTGAATCTTTTTTTTCTAAAGAACTAAATAGTTTACTATTATCTCTCTTAATATAAGAAAACTTCATTAGTTGTTATAAATATAAATTAATTATTATTTTAACTCATTATAATAATAATTAATTAATAATGGTAATTAATGTGTATATAATTAATATATGCGGTAAAAAAATATGTTTATAATATTAAAAAAGTATAGATGACTTTAGAATTAAAAAAATTTAATATGCGTGATATTAGTTTTAAACCAGATGAAAATAAAGGCCCTGTCGTGGTATTAATTGGTCGCCGTGATACAGGTAAAAGTTACCTGGTTCAAGATTTGTTATTTTATCATCAAGATATTCCTATAGGCACTGTTATATCCGGCACAGAAGCCGGAAACGGGTTTTATGGGTCACATGTGCCCAAATTGTTTATTCACGATGAATATAATACGGCGATTATAGAGAACATTCTTAAACGGCAAAAAACGGTTTTAAAACAAGTTAAAAAAGATATGGATCAATATAAAAGGACAACAATTGACCCCAGAGCTTTTGTTATTTTAGATGATTGTTTGTATGATGCGACTTGGACGAAAGATAAAATGATGCGATTGTTATTTATGAACGGTCGTCACTGGAAAATTATGTTAATTATTACAATGCAATATCCACTCGGTATACCTCCGAATTTAAGAACAAATATAGATTATGTTTTTATTCTTAGAGAACCCTATATTGCGAATAGAAAACGTATTTGGGAAAATTATGCCGGTATGTTTCCGACATTTGAATCTTTTTGTCAAGTCATGGACCAATGTACAGAAAATTTTGAATGTCTTGTTATTAATAATAACTCCAAATCAAATAAATTACATGACCAGATTTTTTGGTATAAAGCTGAACCTCACGGACCCTTTAAACTAGGGTCTAAAGAATTTTGGGAATTATCAAAAGATTTTAATTCAGACGAAGAGGAGGATACATATGACCCGCAAAACGCAAAAAAACGTGGAGCCGGTCCAAAAATTAGTGTAAAAAAAACAAAATGGTAGATTTATAAATTTAAATGTAAATTACAATATACATTTAAATTTTAATTGTTTTTTCAGCAACGCATTTATTTTTCGCAATAAATTCTTCTTTTTTAAATTCCGATTTATGATTATATTCACAATTGTGTGTTTCGCCTAATCTATGCAGAAGACAAAAAGTTTTTCCGCATTTACATAAGCCTATTATTTTATCAGAAACCTTTAATTTTTTATCACAATTTTGAAAATCGCACAGCATTCTTATAATATATTAATTAAATAATATATTATATTTTAATTTTTATATTATTACTGAATAATTCCTATTAATTACTTATTAATTACTTATTAATTACCTCACTAAGACCGTGGTCGGAATTTTTAAAATCGGTAACCACATTTTCGCCTTCAAATAACTCTTTGCGAATATCCGATAAAGAACTATTTTCATTAAGATTAATTTCGGTCGTGTTCATATCCTTTACACTTACCAACTGCCCATCTTCATTTATGGTTTGCGTAAGAACATTTCCGCTTTCAAGTGCCTTTTTCACATTATCAGCAATTGCCTTTTCTTTTGTTTCACGAACACGTGTGTCAAATTCAGTCTTTGCTTGCTTTTCATTCTTATCCTTCTCATGCATAAGCTGATTTAATTCATCTTCCAAATACTCAACGCGTCCAGTTTTATATGCCTCTGGGTGAAAAGGCATCCACATACCCACAGGACCAACAAACACATCATGGTTTGGGTCAACCTCGCGCAACAATTTACATCGTAATTCGGCTTCTTGTTGGTTGGGATAACAACCTCTGACTTTAACGCCTCTTACGCTCGTCTGAAATTTATGAGTAGAATTAAAGGAATCATCCAGCTTCTGTTCATTTAAATCAATAAAATTTTTATAATCATCCTCAATCGTATGTGTAAATAAATTTTCTTTTTCTTCAGCACAGAAATCTTGTAAATCTTTAGTTAAATTGTCAAAATTTAAGCCATATTTATATGCGAGAAAACTCATAAAATGATTATATTTTTGAAGTGATTTATTCATATCCCATTGCTTTAGGAAAGTCTCAAAATTAAATAAATCGCGTTGTTTTAGTATTTTTTCTGGAGAGATAAAAGAAAGACACGCAAATCTTTGGCCCGAAAGGGGTTTATCTTCATCTAACAGATCAACATATTTTGGATTAGATGACCCGTCTAGATTAAACCTATGTTCTAAATTAACATTTTCAGAATTTTGTTGAGTATTCATTATAACTTATTATAATCAATATATTTTAAGTTCGTTTAATCAATAATATATTAAAATTAAATATAAAAACTTTAGCATATATTAAATTTTTTATTATTAATTTTTTTTCTGTATATTTAGTATAATATGCAATTTATGGACGGTCTTGATCTTAGTGAATTAGTTAAACGGGCTATTAAATATTTAGTTGAAGGTTTTATGGTTGCCATTGCGGCCTTTGCTATTCCTAAGCGTTCTTTGAATTTAGATGAAATTGCGATGATTGCGTTGACTGCCGCAGCAACCTTTAGCATTTTGGACACTTATATTCCTAGTATGGGTGTTAATGCCCGTTCCGGTGCTGGCTTTGGTATTGGCGCGAATCTGGTAGGATTTCCTGGGGGGTTGTAAAATAATATATTATTACATATTTTAATCATTTGTGCGGTTAATTATGCTGTAGTAAAAATAAAATTTATTGAATAAAAATGGTATATTATATAATAATACATTATTATATAATGTCAGATTTTTCAAAAATAAAATATTGGTACGAGAAACTTCCAGAAATGAAATCAAATATAGAACCATTAACACAGTTAATGATTAGAACAACAGGAGAAGTTAATAATTATATGAATCATCACGCTCATACAAAAACAATGAAGATTATTAATTCAAAAAATATAAATTTATTACATTCAATCGATAGAGCGCCTGCTATTAAAAAATTATTAGATAGAGTTCATTTTTTAAAAAAACACAAGGAAGAAATAAAAATGTTAGAGAGAAAAAATGGATTTGTTGATTTATCATCTGACCTTTTTTTAAATAGTCCATTTGCATCAATAAATTCAGAAATTATCGCAGAAGTGGCAAATAACAAATTTGTAACATTATCTGGTGTGGGGAGAATTGGCGCAATAAAAATTGTTTTTCCTGCGGGATTACGTATAAAAATAATTGTTGGAACTCTAGAGGCGTGTCTGAAAAAACGCCTTATATCTTTAAATAATATGTTTATATACTCAGATCGGTTTTCTAACTTAAATAAATATGGAATAAATGAAAAAGAAATTATCGGTTCTAAACGAATATTAACAAAAAAATGTTATAAAAGAGGAAAATTTATAAAAAGACAAAGCCGGAAATTATTAAATAAAATTATTCCATTAAAATAATCAAAATTTTAAACAGTTGGTATAAATTCCCAGTCAAGTTCATTACATATTTTTTTCCAAATCTCATCTTGTTCAATACGTTTCTCTCTATCTTTTAACATGGGAAAATAAGGTAAAAATTGTTTTTGGTCTAATAGCTCACACAATTTATATATAGTATAATAATAATTAAGAAAATTTACTCTATCATCAGGACAGTATTTTGCGTAAGGACTTTGTATATCCATAAATAAATTACACAATAACTCTTCTAATTCCGAACTCATAATTGGCGGTTTTATGCCTAATCTATCTTTTATAAATGGAATATGTTCATAATATTTATTATATCCTAATTTTTTCAAGATTTCTTTTGCTCCTTTATTATTTAATTGAGCGATGTCTATTCTCTCTTTTTTAATTTGTAATTTAATATTTTCAATAACTTCTTCGGGTATTTGGGTTGATTCTTTCGCTTGAAACTGGGCTAAAATTTCTCTGAAATGGTTAATTCTTTTATACGCATAGAAACAGACTTCTTTCGGAGGGTCCTTATAGGATGGTTTTTCATTTTCAACTAGATATTTCATTATTTTAGAACATATATTGCATACTAATATACCTTCGTGATCAATTGGAATCATCTCGCCCTTTTTACAAAACCGACAAATATCTGTATTTAATACAAAATTATCTATATCTAAAAACGATTCATTAATATTTAAAAAATATTTTTTAATATTATTCATTTCTTTTAATTCAAAATTATCCTTTTTATCATTTTTTTGTAAATTAAAAAAATTATCAAGTAAAGTTGTTGTTTGTTTATTATTGTCTGATATATTTTTTTTATCTTCAAAATAATCAAAAATGTATTGAGAGTTTTTTAATAGATACTCCTTTTCTTTAATTTTTATATTTTTTATATATTTTTTAATTTCAATTATTTTATCTTGTATATTTAATTTTTCATCAATAGAAATATTAGGATTTTTTAATAAATTTAGTAGACCTTTTTTTTCATCTTGTAGTTTAGGAAGAACTTCAATTAATTCCTTTTTAAAAGAATCAGTTATTTCTTTGTGTTTGCCATCAAGCGTTATATTTGTTTTATTTATTAATATTAATTTTTTACTATTTTTAGGCTTAAACGCAGGCATTTACTATTATTATATAGCATTATATTTGTTTAATTAAAAATAATTAAAAATATTAATTAAAAATATTAAATTTTATTTTTAATTAATGCTAGTTTAGAATTAATTAATGTTTTCTAATATATTGATTAAATGGAACAAAGTTTTAATGAAATAAATTTTAAAATTAATAAAGATACAGAAATAGATTTTATAAAACTACAAAAAATGAGATTTATATATAACGCAATTGATTCTGGTTGGGATGTAAAAAAAATAGATAATAAATATTATTTTTCTAAAAAACATGAAGGAAAAAGGGAAATATATTTAGAAAGTTATTTACAAAAATTTATAGAAAACAATATGAAATTAGAATAAATGAAATTAGAATAAATGAAACAATAAGAATAATAATTATATAGAGTTATTTAAGGACTTTTATATAATTTAAGAAAAATTTATAATTTTTGAATTTTAAATAAATTAATTAAATTAAAATTCAAAAAATTTTTTTCTTTAGCAATATTATAACAATGGGAGGAGGTTTAATGCAATTGGTCGCTTATGGAGCTCAAGATGTCTATCTGACTGGTAATCCTCAGATTACCTTCTGGAAGGTGACTTACCGTCGTCACACGAACTTTGCCATGGAATCCATTGAGCAAACGTTCAACGGTCAAGCCGACTTCGGTCGCCGTGTAACCTGCACGATCAGCCGAAACGGTGATTTGGCGTACCGCACTTACTTGCAAGTGACTCTGCCCGAAATCGGCCAGGGATTGGCAAACACTACTGGAATTGTTGCGCCTGCTGCTCAAAACGGTGTCTATGCCCGCTGGCTCGATTTCCCTGGTGAACAGCTCATCTCCCAGGTTGAAGTTGAAATCGGTGGTCAACGCATTGATCGTCAGTATGGTGACTGGATGCACTTGTGGAATCAGCTCACGCTCTCCAAGGAGCAGGAGCGTGGTTACTTCAAGATGGTCGGTAACACCACCCAGCTGACCTTCTTGACTGACCCCTCGTTCTCGGATGTTGATGGTCCTTGCGACTCCAGCGCACCTCGCCAGGTCTGCGCACCCCGTAATGCCCTCCCGGAAACCACCCTCTACGTGCCCCTGCAATTCTGGTACTGCCGAAACCCTGGGTTGGCGCTTCCTCTCATTGCCCTTCAATACCACGAAGTCAAGATTAACCTTGATATTCGCCCGATTGATGAGTGCTTGTGGGCCGTGTCCAATCTTTCGTGCACTTCTGGTAATGCCAAGGTCACCGCTGCCTACCAGCAATCCCTGGTTGCCGCGTCGCTGTATGTTGACTACGTGTTCCTCGACACGGATGAGCGCCGCCGTATGGCCCAGAACCCCCACGAGTACCTGATTGAACAGCTCCAGTTCACTGGTGATGAGTCCGTCGGGTCTTCGTCCAACAAGATCAAGCTCAACTTCAACCACCCCTGCAAGGAGTTGATCTGGGTTGTCCAGCCTGATCAGAACGTTGATTATTGCTCGTCTTTGACCTGCAACACTATTCTCTACAAGACCCTCGGTGCCCAGCCCTTCAACTACACTGATGCTATTGATGCCCTCCCTAACTCCATCCAGGCCTTCGGTGGTGCAAAGAGTGTTGCTGCTACTACTAATTCTTTCATTGGTACGTCGGGTCTCTTCTCGGAAGCCGGTGCCATTGATGTGACTGGTAATAGTTTCTGGACCGGCAGTGTGGCGGGTGGTGAAGGTGGTTTCACTAATGGCCCTAATGATTTTGAATCTGCTGTTTCTGATGCTGGTACGTTTGTCCTCACTGAGACATCGCTTGATATGCACTGCTGGGGTGAGAACCCTGTGGTCACGGCCAAGCTTCAGCTCAACGGCCAGGACCGCTTCTCGGAGCGTGAAGGTACCTACTTTGACCTCGTCCAACCTTACCAACACCACACCCGCAACCCCGACACTGGTATCAACGTCTACTCGTTTGCCCTTCGCCCGGAAGAGCACCAGCCCTCTGGCTCCTGCAACTTTTCGCGCATTGATAACGCCACTCTCCAGCTGGTGTTGTCCAATGCGACCGTTGAAGGCACCAAGACCGCCAAGGTCCGCGTGTATGCCGTTAACTACAACGTGTTGCGTGTGATGAGCGGTATGGGTGGGTTGGCCTATTCCAATTGAGCGGATGGTATTGTATTTTATCATTTATTACTTTATATAAAAAACTACTTAAACAAAAATCATACTATATTAATTATAATATGATTGCGGAGCCTATGATTACTTATATTGATAAAATTGAATCTATTAATTCCAGTGAAAATATGCATAAACAAATGAAGGTAATTCCCAGTGTTGATACTACTTTATTATGCGGAGTATTAGATTTTTCAGGAAAAAAATATTATCTGGATTTTTCCGATTTTAATAAATTTATATTAGAAGATAAGAGATTAAATTTCATAAATAATTCTGATGTTTATCCATCATATTTACATAATTATAAACGCTTTTCATTATTAGAAATTCTATTTTCATATAATTCAAGTAATATAAATTATATTTTCAAAAATAATAATCCTTATGATTTGCGTAGGAGTAATGTAGAAATATACCATCAATATCACGAAGAAGTAAAGAAAATTTATACTATAATTGAATATATACAAGGCCATTATTTGACTGCTGGAAATGATGCGTATGTATTAAAAAATCCAATGTGGAAAATAAGAAATGAACAAAATAACCAGAATGAACAGAATGAAGAGGTCATTTTAATGTATTGTGAAACAAATACATTATGTATTCTTTCTAAAGAATCCTATCAAAAAATAATTGATTTTGAAAATTTGTATAATAATGGAAAAAAATTAACCTTTTATAAACATCAAAACGGTTATATTGGATGTGCTAGTAACTTATATATCCATCAAATCATTACTGATTGCCGTGGTAATGGAAAAGGCACAAAAAATATTAGTGTTGACCATATTGACCGAAATCCTTTAAATAATACAATTACAAATCTGCGAATCGCCTCCCGAATTGACCAAGAACAAAATACAAAAGGCATTTCTGAAGGAACTAAACGTGAGCGTAAATCAAATGCTCGTGAATTGCCGGAGGGTCTTACGCAACAAATGATGATGAAATATGTAGTATATTATAATGAATGTTATAATAAAGAAAAAAAACTTTATAGAGAATTCTTTAAGGTGGAAAAACATCCCAAATTAGATAAACATTGGATGACTAGCAAATCTAATAAAATAAGTTTATTGGAAAAATTAACTAGCGTAAATAAAGTTGTAACTGATTTAGAAAAAGATGTTTATCCGCTTGATAATACAATTGGTAATACACCAGAAGCCTTATTGCCTACCTACATTACCCTAAAACAAGAACGCAATAAACCGCATCTTGTATTTGATAAAAAAAGTGTTGGCGCTGAAGAAAAAAGACTGAATTTAAGAATGGTATTGCCTGATAATTACATATTAGAAGAACAGTTGACTATTTTTAGAGAGAAAATAAAAGAAAAATACGATTTAGAATTATAAATAAAATATATATAATATAAAATGCCTTTATATCCAACTACACCAACAGTTTCAACCGTAACAACAGGACCAACAGGTGCTACAGGACCATCAGGACCAACCGGTGCTACAGGACCAACAGGTGCTACAGGACCAACAGGACCAACAGGTGCTACAGGACCAACAGGTGCTACAGGACCAACAGGACCTACAGTAACAAATGGGTTATTTTCTCAAACCGCAAATTCAACACCAATAACCACAACAACTACAGAAACTTCTTTACTTGGAACAGGAGTTGGAACTTTAACTGTACCTGCCAATGGATTTAATATTGGGGATAGTTTTACTGCTAATATGAGTGGTATTATGTCTGCTAAAACTAATGATACAATTACAATAACAATAAGAGGGGGCGTGGGCGGCGTGCTCGGCACGGTTTTAGCTCAAAGCACAGCTTTAACCATGCCTAGTATATCAAGTCAAGTATGGAATCTAACTGTAGATATTACTATTAGAACATTAGGTGGACCAGCAACTGCATCAATAGCAACATTAGGACAATTTCATATACTTAAAGCTGCAAGCGGAACTCAAGAAGGTTTTGGATTTAACACAATTAATACTACAACTTTTAATACAACGGTATCAAATACTCTTAACGTAACAGCGCAATGGTCAAGTAATAGTGCTCTAAATAGTATTTATACTGACATTTTTGTATTAACTAAAATATACTAATAGTATACTAATAGTATACTAATAATATCACTATAATATACAGACAATGAATTTATTTCTTGGAGTAAGAAGACAAACCACGAGATTTAAAAATAAATCACAACCATTTTTACCTACAACTGACTATTTACTTAACAAGTGGAACAAATATTATTGTAGGAGTCGGATTGTATTAATTTTATATAAAATATATAATAAATAATAAATAAAATATTTATTATATATAATTACAATGACGACTCTTATTAGAAATTTATTACAATACGAAGAATCTTGGTGTAAATTCATGTCTTTTTTTAATCCTTATCTAGACCCTTTTAATAATCATTTAACAAACAAAATGCCAGTATTTGACGGTAAGGCTTATAAAAGATATCCGCAACATAACTTCGTCTATGATAAACTCTGGGTTGTCAAAAGTCAAGGGTTAAAAGGGGGTAAATTAGAAAATCTTATTGGTAAAGAAAAAACCGTGAACTATCCGATTTTTATAAAACCGCGTTGGGGGCATTTAAGCGCGTCTTCCAAAAACTGTTTCAAAATTACCTCGCCCACGGAATTAGCCAAATATAAAGAGTATAAAAATATGATGTGGTCCGAGTTTATTAAAGGCACGGAAGGAATGACAGATTATATTGTAGTGAAAGGGCAGATTATGCATCAAATCACCTATGTTTATTCCGAAGAACAAAATGGGTTTACGGATGTATGGAAATATATTTCGCCGGATTCTAAACCCCCGACACATATTACAGAGTGGGTGATTAAACATATGAAAAATTTTACCGGGATAGTGAATGTTCAATCCCGCGACGAAAAAATTATAGAAGTTGGGTTGCGATTAGCAAGAGGTGGGGCCTATATTATCAGCACGGATAATAAGGCATTGATTACTAATATAAATAATGTATTTACTAATAATTTCTGGGATTTCACTCTTCGGCAAAAAATGAATTTCAAACCCTTCTATGTATTTAAATGTTTTACGACGACGCCTATTATTTATTTATTTCCGCAATATCTATTAGATTACATTGTTCAAAAGCATACAAAACTTCCGTTTTATGAATACTATTTTGAACCGGCTGGCAAAGAAGGAATGGTATTTTTACAATTTATGGATACCGATTTTGAACGCGGTATGAAAACCAAAGAAAGAATTGAGAGTTTATTTAATATTTCACAGAAAATAATGTATTCGTTATTAATTATTATGATATTATTATTAAATTTTTCCAAATCAACTATGAAATATTATTTTATAATATTTGTTATTATGTTATTTCTCTCTCGGTTTATAAATCCAATCACTGTAAACTATAATTTATATAAGGCACAAAAACAAAGTTTATTTGGAGGTGGACCAAATAAAAGCACCGAATTGGATTTAGAAGTGGAAACTTTTGAGAATTAAAATTAAAATTAAGATAATAATTTTCAATGCACAATTGTATATTTTTGCATCGTGGTAAGCAAATCTTTATATTGTAAATTTCCATGAAGTTTGTTTTGATCTATTGTTACAATACACCCACCAACATTTTCAAAACCAGTCACATCAAATTTATATAGTTTATTACTAATAGCGTAATCAATTATTTTTTCAATATTAAGATAATTCTCTTTATTTACATGAAGATGTAAACTAAGAATATCCACATTAATATTTAATAATAAATTGTCTAATATATATTTAAAATCATTGAATTTAATATTACCACAGGTATCAGACAAACACAAATTATTTATCCCTTTTAATTTAGAATAATAAATAATTTCATTTATTATGTAATCATTATTTTTCTTTCCCTCAAACGGACAATTTGTTATACATGAAATATATAATTTAATATTTTTAAATTCATTGTTATTAGATAAATTATCATTTAATATCATTTTTGTATCTATTATACTTCTGTGAATATTTTTCTTCTGAAATGTGTCTGAAACAGAAGTGATGAGAGAAATATTTTTAATATTATTTAAAGTAGCCTGATTAATAAAAGATTTAATTGGCGGAACAAGTAAAAAAAAATCACAATATACATTATCATATAACTCGTCATTTATACTATCATGTTTTGTTAAACAATTTATACGATCATATTTATCGGTAGCGTATTTATATAATTCAATTGAATTCTTCATTTGGGGTAAAACGTTATATGAGACAATAGAACCAATCTCCATCTGATGCGGTCTATAATGATGAATTATTTTAGATAACATTCTTTTTTTTTCATGCAACTCATATATTTTTGGAATAGATTGTAATCCGTCACGCAATGATACATCAAATAATTTTAATTTTGATAATATATTTTTAATTTGAGACATTTTATAATAAAGATATAAAAATATTTATATCTTTATTATATTTATATCTTTATTATATTTATATCTTTATTATATTTATATCTTTATTATATTTATATCTTTATTATATCTTTATATATATAGGATATATGGAAATTAATTATTTTAAAATAAATTTGAATGAAGTAAACTATGCTGGTATATCTCATCAAAACTTTAATTTTCACACATTAATTAAGTATTGTTATAAAAATAATTTAAAGTTAATAAAACCTATTTTTAAATTAACAAAAAATCATAATAAGCATAATAATAATGATTTAATATCAGATTTGTCAGAATATTATGATTTAAATAATATTAAAGTTAATGGAGAAATTTTTAAATTGTATGATGATAATATAAATATAATATATACAATAGACGTAAAGTCATATCACGAGAATCTTTTAATTAATGATTCTTTATTTTGTAACTTACCAAATGTTTCAGTAAATATACCATATATTTTAGATATATATAACATAGCAAATATCATAGCAGATAAATTAAATAATGATTATATGTGTATCCATGTTAGAAGAGGTGATAGAATGACAAACAATCAAATAGATATAGATACACAACCAACTAATATTCAAAAAATTATTGAAAATTATCAACAAAAAAATATATATATAATGACAAATAGAAAGGAAGAATTAAATTTTATATATAATACTGACAATTATAAAATATATTTTTATAGTGATTTTGAATGTTTAAATAACATACAAAATAATTATTATTTATTTTGTATAGAAAATGTAATAATGGATATGGCTAAAATAAGATGTTCAACATTTAATACACAGAATAATTATTATAATTGTTATCTTACGAATTATCCGGGATGGATGCCAATAATTAATAAAAAATTATTATAATACTAAAATAATATGTTAACAACTATTAAATAATATATTCATATTATATACTTCTGGTTTATCCAGTTCTTTCTGAAATAATTTCAAAATTAAGGAATTATCTCTGAACCTTATACTATAATCATGTTGTAGTTTATTTCGGCCAACCCGACCCATTGCCTGAACACATTTTTCTTGACTGATACAGCCCAGGTCTTTGCTAATATACCCGTGACAGAATTGATAATTCGTTCCATAAATATAATCCGTTGACGCAATAATAAGATACAATTTCTGTTCTTGAGCCAACGTTTTCATAATTTCCGTATATCTAGAACTATTATGCGTAGCAATTAACCCAATCCCCATAAGAAGGAGGAGTTTCCAATTATCTTCTACATCATCTAACAGCATAATTTGCTCTACAATATATTCCGAAATAGCCGATGTATATGGTGTTCCGGCAAAGTTTTCTACCCTAGACGCATATTTATAAATATGTTCTTTTGTATTCGGAACAAAGGCGGTATTAAGCGCAACTGTTTTTACCTGAAGTTTCATGGCTTCTATTTTATACATAATTTTTTTCATTTCCGGGTCAACACGTCCTTCATTCATTTTTTTCTCCTTGCCTTCATCTTTTTTTGTACCATCTTCTAAATCTTTTTCTAATGAAGCAATTTTTTCATTAAGCTTCGCATTTGCTTCAATGACCGTCATAATATCTTTCATAACAACCTCGGGAATATTTGCTCCTTGAATGTAGAATCGGCCTATTTTTTCTACATCATCTGCTAAGAATATAGTTGGTCCATCCGTGAGCGTATGAGCATCAGTTGTTACAATATTAATGTTTGACAACATTTTTTGTTTTCGGTTATCTAGCATAAACTTATAAATGCCTTTCCATTTTTCTTCATTTAAATTGCCGAGCAATTCTAAATAATAGATTTTAATATTTTCCATGTTTATTGCTTCAATTGAAGGGAAATGATTAGTTAATTTATATCGTTCGTTATTTATGAAATCATTTGTAGCTGAATGTTCTTTATTCACATACACTATGAATTTAATCGCTTCTGCCAGATCAATATATCTTAAAATAGTTTTAAACTCATTACAATGCGTTACCGATTTTAAAATATCCGAATAATTATCAAACAGATAATGCGGCATTTCCACATAACCTTCTTTATTAATAATCGGAATAGTTTTTTTACAATCATGGCTGATTATTTCATGAACATCCGCATTGTCAAATGTGCTACGGAAATCGGCAATAGTCTCGGCCAATTCATTAATTCTGGGTAAAGTCGCAGAGGAAAGCACTACATTTGGTATAAGATTCTTAGACCAGTTATTCTTAATGATTTCGTGAAATTCGTGTGTTGGGTAATCCAAGGTAATCGTCGGCTCATCCCAATAAAGTATGATTTTTTCTTTAGGATTGAATGCCAGCATGTAGAGCATCGCAGGAATATATGATTTAATATCACTAATCATAATTTCTACTTTATCGCCGATAGAATTATCTACTTTATCAATAGAGCCGGACTTTTTATTTCTAGTAAATTCTTTTGCTGAGGAATAATGTAAACGAATATCGCCTGAATCAGAACAACCAAACGCAAACGCGACGCATTTGTCTGAGGAAATTGCTGCTTTTGCTAATGCTAAACCCACGTGTCTTGCGGCACATACAAATATAACTTTATGTGCTTCAGATAAGCCTAAGGGCGACAAGGTTTTTCCTGTTCCGGTTGGCGCAATATATAAAATCAGTTTTGGATTTGGTTGTTTACATACGCTAAACAAACGCTTTTGATGTTCATATAAAGTTTCATCCGCGTATTTTAGTAGATGTTCATTACGCTCAATCAGTTCATAACCACAAGCGAGTAAATTTTCAACTTCTATTTCTCCATCCAACGCAGAAAGGAGGCCTATAACTGCTACTTTAAAACAATTATTTATCAGTCTGACATTGTAATTAATAATTTTCTTAATCGTGAAATAGTAATAGACCCAGGTATGATTTATGTCAGTTTTTTTCTTAAGTTTGGGCGATTTTCCATCTACACGAAGTTTATATATTTTTTCTAAAAAGTCAATTATGACATATTCAAAAATGTTTGATTTTTGTTCATCAATGTGTTTATCGGTGTTTGAAAATCTTATAATATCTGCCTTTTTCATCATCTTTGAATTAAACTCAACTTGCTTAATAACAAGTTTATATTTTTTCCCAAGCGCTAATAGGTCATTTTGTAGATAATGAACATAGACATAAATATCAATGCCGTCACTATGTGGCACCTTCATGTACTTTAATAAAGACAATGTATAATTCTTCTTTATGTTCACATCGTGGTAACCTTCTTTGATTAAGGTGGTAATGCGTAATTCTTCATCTGAAATAGGGAGTTCGATGCTGTTCCATTCGGCTCTTGTGAGTTTGCGTTGAGTGAGATCCATTTTGTAAGTTAGATGTATAATGATATATAGTAGTATATTTCTATTTCAATTTATTAAATTAATATAAAAATTATATGATTTGTGTTAAGTTGTCACGGTGTATTATATTTTAATTTCTATTAATTTAATAAATTGAATTATAAATATTAAATTAATATATTCCACAATCATTATAAAGAACATGGCTCCTTTAGTCTATTCAATTGAAGGAAATATCGGTACAGGTAAGTCTACATTTTTAGAAAAATTAAAACAGCATTATAAAGACGATGATAGTGTATGTTTCTTGCCAGAACCAACTCAAGTTTGGGATACAATTAAAGATAAAAATGGAATAACTATTCTTGAAAAATATTATGAAAATCAACAAAGATATGCGTTCTCATTTCAAATGATGGCCTTTATTTCGCGTTTAACCGGATTAAAGGATGTATTAAAAAATGATAAATATGCTATTATTATTATGGAACGTAGTCTATTTACAGATTGTAATGTTTTTGCGAAAATGTTATATGATGATAAAAAAATAGAAGAGATTGAATACACTATATATAAAAAGTGGTATAATGATTTTATGAAGGAGCTTCCTCCTATTTCGTTTATATATCTTCGCACGGACCCAATCATTTCGCTTAAGCGTGTAAAGGAACGAAATCGCGAAGGAGAAACGATTCCATTGGAATATCTTGAAAATTGTCATAAATATCATGATAATTGGCTTTTAGGTGATAATGCTGCGCCTCTTCTTAAAATAGATGCTAATGTAGATATGCGTCATAATCCAGAAATAATTCTTAATTGGATTAAATCAACTGACCAATTTATTAATAATAAAAAAAGGAGAGAGAGTTGGTATAGTATTATGGATGTAGCGTATTATATTCAAGAACGACTATTTTAAAAGCCTATTTTAAAAGCCCGCCTCGTCAACAAATGCGTGTGTTACTTCACTTGTTAGTTCTTTCGGTACAAGTTGTTCTATTATAAAGATGCCTAGAATAACACTAAAATATACATAAATTGTATCTTTAATAAGATCCTTTAATGGTTTATTTTCTTTTAAAATTATGCGCATTTCGGCAAATTTTACCAACAAGTAAACAACTGATACAATTCCGGCATTGATAAATAAGTTGTCCATTTAATTTATATAAGTAATATTGATTAATTATATAAACGCATTTTTAATGAATTATTTCAGTTAAGAAAGTATTTCAATATCATCTAAAATCGGTGGTCCCCTTAAATTAATTGGTTTATCTAAATCATTAATATCAAAAATGTCTAGAGATATATTTTCGCCAATAGTTAGTTTTTCAGTTTCATCGTCGTCGCTTCCGCAGTTAATATTTTTTTGTTTTTCCATAGCTAGTTGTTCTAATCGTTCTAATGTTTTTGGGGCATCAATATTTGTTCTATTTCCAATAATATCAACCGCATTATCAATATCCGAAAATTGTATTTTTGGTCTTTCTAAATTTGCTGGCGCTTGATGAACAGGAGCTTGTATCGGCACAGGTGCTTGTATCGGCACAGGTGCTTGTATCGGCACAGGCGTAATCGGCATTGAAACCGGTTCTTGTGCTATTGGCACAGGCGCCTGTTCTTCAACTGGAATCGGTATTTCTTCATCAACAATTTTTACTTCTACATCATTTTCGGTAGTTTCATCCATATAAGCCCGCAGAATATTTTCTACAGGGACACTTTCTCTTACTGTATCTAAAATGCACTCTTTAATTATACATTCTAATTCTCTGTTTCTTTTTTGCGTTTCTAACGGAGCAATATTTTTTTCAAATAAATATATAGTTGTATATAATTTTCTAGCAACATTAATATATATTTTGTGAATAAAATCATCAACCGATGGGATATTTATATCAACCTTTTTCTGTTTTTGCCCTACTCTTACGCAGGATAATGCTTTTAGTTGAATAATATGAACACAAGTAATTAATTCTTCTAAATAACTACACCCCGATGTTTCATAAATGCGTTTTTTCTCATTTTCTATAATTGACGAGTTCCATTCAGGCACACGTCTAAGAAATGTTTGAAATGTCATTAAATATTTATCTTTTTGGGTATTTTCTTCGCATAAATTCCAGGCTTCTAAGAATATAGATTTCATCCCTTGTATGATAGTTGGCGTAAGCGTATTAACTAAACGGGCACACCATTCATTTTTGGATTCTCCAAGACTACTCACTGAATAATCATCCATTTAAATAAATGATATATTTTCTAAATCTACATCAGAACGTAAATATAAAAAATTAAATATATACAACATTAATAATTTTTCATTTCTAAAATCTTTTTTTATTTTATTAAAAATTAAAAGAAATTTATATTTTTTAATTGGTTCAATGTCTTCATTTTCTATATAATTTATAATATCAATTCCACTATAGCCCTTTTCATATAATTTTGTTGATAACTCCATTAATAATATATTATTTTTTATAGGATTTTTAAAATATTTTTCTAATTCCTTTTTTAACCATAGAGTTCTCTTTTTTAAAATAGTATCATTACTAAATACTTGTTGTATTCCATATTTATACAGATTAATCTTATTCTTATCTATACAAACATTACTTACATATATTTCACATAATCTAGATAAAATAGGTTTTAATAATTTATATTTATCTTCTACAATGATAAAAAATCTGGTGGTATGACTAAATAATTCAATACATCTACGCAACGCAGATTGCGCATCTATTGTTAATTTATCGGCATTTGAAAGTATTATTGTTTTAAATTTCGTTGTTTCATTGGAGTTAATGTGTGTTTTTGCAAAAAATTTTAATTCTTCTCTTACAAATTTAATGCCCTTTCCATGAGCACAATTAACATCCATCACATATTCTTTAATTACATCTTTATTATCATTGTATATATTAGATACAAATTTGCTGACTAAGGTTCGTTTCCCACTCCCGCTTTGGCCGTGAAATATTATATTAGGAATTTTATCACTTGTTATAAAAAAATCTAATTTATCTTTTATATCTTGATGTATATTTAAAGTCATTTGTATATTTACTTTATAGGTCAATATATTTAATTTATAATTGAATTAAATATATATAATGAAATGATTTATTTTTAGAGTTTTTCTTTAATTAAATCTTCTAACGTAAATCCTAATATATGGGCTAATGAAGTTAGTTTAAATAGACCTTCACTTAAAAATGCCTTTTGTTCTGTAGATGAAGCATCGTTGGCCTTTATAATTTGAAGAAAAATTCGTAACTGCTTTATTAAGGTAGTACACAATTCCTCTGTTGATTTTTTTACTGCTACTTCATCTTCTTTAATTTTTTCTTTATAATCCGATAATAAAAAATCTTCTTCTGTAAAGCGTATGTGACCAGAAACAAGATGAGGCATGGTTATTATATTTATAATTATATATTTAAATAATTATAATTATAACATATATTTTATAATAAACAAATTTTGGTGGTTAAATCTAATTTTTTACCACTAGATAATTGCGGTGTTTGTTCATATTTAGATGTTTTTAAAGAACTACGCATAGTTGTTAATAATTCTTTCCATGATAAATTCGGATTTTTATTAACTGTGTCTAGGAATGCCCAAGTCATTGCGCCCTGATATGTTGAATTAATGTATGCGTCTGCGCTGGTTTGATTATCCCTGCATCCGCTAATCATTATAACATTTCCAATAGTTTCTGTTTCTTTTGTATTCTCTGAAGCATTATCATAGTTTTCACTATCAAAATATTGATACCGAAGATCTAATATTGTTCCGCTATGACAGCAATCAAATAAAGCAAATAATGTTACATCCTTTTTCAAATTATTATTTATAAATGTTTTTATTTCGTCATCACTTATACAATTAAAGTCCAAAGGAACAAACATTTCATCTAAACCATCTTTTTCATCTCCTGAGGTATCTCTCATATATGTACCGTGTCCGCTAAACGATAAAAATAATTTATCACCACTATTTGCGTTCGTTAATAAATTTTTAATTTCATCTAATATATTTACTTTTGTAGGTTTTTTAGATGTATTATCAGACATAATTAAAATATTATTAAACCCATATTGAGTTTTTAGTTTATTTTGAATATTTTCTACATCATTTATACAACCACTTAATTGATACTGCGTTCCTATATAATTACAGCCGATTAATAACGCGTTTTTTTTAACTTTAATTACTTGTGCCTGTGCCTCAGCTTGTGCTTGTGCTTGTGCCTCAGCTTGTGCTTGTGCTTGTGCCTCAGCTTGTGCTTGTGCTTGTGCCTCAGCTTGTGCTTGTGCTTGT